CTCAAGTCCTGCCGTATCATTGTTAAGCCATTCTACCAAACCGGAAGCGGCAGTGATCAGCAACCCAATGCCTAATCCTTTACCGATAGTTCCTGCAAGCCCAGCCAGAGCCGATGATGTCGACCCGGTTTCTGCCCTCAGGTTTTCAAAAGAAAAGATTATGCTTTCAAGGCCATGTGTAAGGTGCGATGATTCTGCAGGAATTAAGCCGAGACTATGGGTAAGATTAAGCGCCGCGTTACTGGCTCTAAGCGATCCTACTTCAACCTTTTCAAAATGCTGCGGCAATTCGGATGCCTTTTGTTGCAGTTGATTTAAGGCAATACTTAATTTCTGCAGGTCTTTTGGATCCGAAGTTTGAGAAATAATTAATTTCAGCTTGCCGATCGCATCGGCAACGGACTTTGTATTTAAGGCACCCTGTGCCCCCAGCGTCTTTAGCGATTCATTAACCTTCAGTGTAGCCTTTGCTACATCATCAAAAGTTTCTTTTGCGCCGGGAGCCGACACATCAATAATCGCTTTCAAAACATTATCAGCCGCCATTTAATGTAATTGGTGTGTCAAAGTTATTATTTAAACTTTTCACTAAGTTATAAATTTCTAAATCGGTCATATTATTTTCCGGTGTTTCCTCCCTTAATTCATCATCATAGGACAGCGGGGAAAATTCAAAAATAGATATTGGTTTTTCCACCCAGGCACAATAAAGGTTATACGCATTTCTGCGTTCTATCCTTTGCCGATCCTCAAAACCTTGTATAATAAGTAATACCTCTGCGAAAGTGCTTCGCCAGAATATATCCGGGTCCGGGCAGGCTGTATAAAACCGGCGCTGCAATTCGTCCCACTCTAAGTGGTTGCTGGTTGTTCCTGATTTTTTTTTTCGTCTTTTGCCTGTGCAACTGAATGCCCGTATAGTGTAATTAATACATTTGGAATGCCTGTATCGAAAGTATAATCATCAACCCATTGGCAAAGTTGTGATGAAGTGAAATTGAACCTTTCCCCTTTTAATCTTGCTGCCGACTCACAGGCACATAGAATAAATTCAATAATATCGTGAAGCCTTACATCGTAAGCGACGTTACCCTGTTCATCTTTTTGCTCAATAACGAAGTTTTTATAAATCTCAGACAAAGTAAAATTTTTCCTTTGCCCGAAAAGTGCCGTTGATTGTGTCCCGAATTGACCTGGAATAATTGAACCATCCGAAAGGATAAGTTCAAATCTTTGACGTGGAAGTAAATTAAGTCCTGCAGCCATATTATGATGTGCTTAATGAACCTGATCCGCTGAAAGTTCCTTTACCGGTAACCATGCCGCCCTGGGCAGCGGTTTCGTTATAAGTGGAAATATAACCAGCTATTGAACGGATAAAAGTTGTTCCGTTGGAAACCTTAACGGTAATCAGCGTTTTATTTTGAAACCATCCCATCACGGAGTTAGAACCCCACTCGCTGGCACCATTCGGAGTTGTATTTAATACAAACTCAAAGTTAAAAGAGTTTTTTATTGCGCCTACTGCCGTCAGGACATCGCAATCGGTAGGTTCTTGTATTAACTCAGCCGTTCCGGTATAGTCCCACAGTTTTTTACAAACGACATTTTTATAAGTTACGCCCCCGTCTGCGCTGATCATGAAGGGAACTAAATTTGAAAGCACTTGGGTTGGAACACTCATGGCTGAAGATTTTTAATTTTGAATAATTGTCGCTGTCAAAGTTAATTGTTTTTGTAATATCGTTTCTGTTGGCGAAATCTGAATAAGCCCGCAAACCGCACTTTCCCTTTTCAGATATATAATATTAAACCCTGCTTGCGCCGCCAGATTATCACTCCCCGGCAAATTTAATAATAAATCCAGAATATTATTAGAAATATCATCGAGCACGTCTTTTGACGTTTCTGACTGTGTCCTGGAAATAATCAATATGTCGATACTTGACCGGGTTTCCCATGCACAATCGGTATCGTCGATATTCTGCTCCCGTTGGGTGCCAAATAATATATAGATATTAGGAGTTTCCCCGGTAAAAACTTTTTCATCATAGATCGCAACGGCAGTAGATTTATAAACCACGTTATTTTTCAAACGGTCGTAAATGGCTTTCCGCAAAGGTTTCATCGTGTCTTTCATCTCAATCTATTGATTCAATTAATTGTTTTAAGTCGCCCATGAGTTGCTGTTCAACTACCGGCCTGTGCTGAAAAAAGAAAGGATGTGGCCTTACTCCTTTACGCATGATCGAAATAAAAATTGGCCATTGTGCTGACTTCGCTAATCCTTTTCTTAATACCCACTCATAAATCATCTGCTTAACGTTTGCGCCCTGCCCACCGCCTCCCATAAATTGAGATGCATAAGAGGATAGATCAGAAGGAACGTTTACTAAAGTCTTAGTTCCCCATTCCATATAAGGTGAATATAGTGCCGGACTTGTCACCTCCCAAACCCCGGCAGATACCGGTGTTGAACTTACTGCATTATGTAAATAACCCTGGTCTATTGGCGCTGACAGATCAGCCAACGTTGCCCATTTACCTGCCGCCTCGCCTGCAATGTTATCTAAAAGACCTGGCCATTGCGTAGCAAGTTTATTCATCTTATCACCGAATTCTTTAAACCCCGATATAGTTACCTGGTTAGGCATTAGACAAATTTATACGATGACAGCGTCCGATGTATTTAAGTAAAAAATATAAAGGTGATTTATTTCATTGAACTTATTAAATCCAAATATTGTGTAAGTCTGTCCATCTACAATAACCTTTGTATCTGACTTTATATTTGATTCAAGCGAACTTTGAAACCGGCAAATCAATTCGAACTGATCCTTAATTTCCAATACTCCTAATAATAATCCCCGGCTTCCGCTTTTATTGCGCATCCTGCCCCGGGTTACAAGTAAGGTAGAATATGCATCATTTTTCCCGCCGGTTGTGATTTCATTTCTTATTCCATTGGCGACTGTCGATGCATTGTTTACCATGAACGTCACCTTTGATCTCATTTGCCCTATGGAAAAGTTTTCTAAAACCATAATTGACGTATAGCAGATGTTTTTATTATAGACTAAAGATACAAAAATTCACTAACGCACTTAGTTTGTTTTGTCAGTGTTCATAATTACAAGGGCAAGGAAAAAAATGATTGCCTATAATAGCTCTTATGTCAAGCCGAAAATATTCGGTAAATAGGTTGCCTTCGCACAAAAAAAATTATGGAGAGTATTTCAAGTCATATTGACTCCTTAAAAATCGAAGTTATAAAGCTATTTATTATCGTTAATGCATATGCGCAAGCAACAATGACGGACGAGCAAAAGAAAGAATATAAAAAGCTGATAGAACAATCAGGAGTTTTTCAACTTAACGATAATAACATTCCCCTCACATAGAATCTCGCTACTAATTTTTTTTCTCCCCTTAGGTTTTTGCTTATTGAATAAACTTAGCAAAAACCTATAACCTATTGTAACATAAGACTTAATTATAGGAATCATTTTTTATATTTTTTATTTTAATTTTGCCCTTGTAAGTTGCGATTTTTAAGTTCATAATTATTTTTTGTTAGTTGACATAAAAATCGCAAAGAATTAAATCCAAAGCATCCTATTATAAGGATCAGCTAATATCCGGGCCGGTTCGCAAACTCCCTGTTGGGTGAATGCTGACGCCCTTAAATTTGGATCGCCACCTCTATTTTCATACCGATAAGCAATCTCATTTAATATCGCCAACTTTAAACCATCAGGAACCGGTGAATAGCCTGCAGTATAAGTAATCTTATACCGGTTTACATAACTCTGAGGCCTCGACGGCGTTGCATAAGGCCCCCATTGAAAATATCCGACAAAGGGAGCACCCGGATTAAAATTGCCAATCTTTGGAGGCTGAAAGGTTAGGAATTCATTACCGTCGGTTGTCCAGCCAGAGGTCAAAGTACTATATTGCCCCGGCCCACTGCCGTCAGTTCCCGTTCTTGTTTCAACGCCCAAACTACCGGTAACCGGTCCATAAGGTAATTCCCAATCTTTGTATAAATCGGCAATAAGAGTAATTGTTTTAGTTACGATTGAAATATTACAATAATCTTCAATAGCCTTCCGGCATTGTATATTCATTCGTGCCAGTAATGCATCGTCGTCGGATGATGTGATAATCAAATGGTCTTTAATTTCCTGACCCGTAACCGGCTCTGTTGGGTTGCTTTCAACTCGTTTACAATCTATAATCAAATTTCCTGTCATGTAGAAAATTTTCGAGGGCTTCCAATTCTTTTAAAGGATCCAATTCTTTCGCTCTCGCTTTACAAAGTAACGAATATTTTTCGTAGTATTTAAAGTCATCAAATTTGCGGATAGCCTTTACCCAATCTTCCAAGTCTCCAAGTTCGACCTGTGCATCTCCTGGTTTGCAATCTTCAATAAGACTACCGATATATACACCCGCATCCTTGCAGTTTTCTTTTAGCCCCGGTGTTGGTGTACATATAACCGGAATACCGGAACACATAGCCTCCGTAGCAGTCCTGCCCCAGCTTTCGTAATCCGATGGCATGAGTAAAACCCTTGTCTTTTTGTAAGATGAAATAATATCTGGCGTATTGGCGACAAGAGTAAAATTAGGTAGTTGAACCAGTTCATTGATAATATCTACCTGCATTTTCTTTAGCGGTCCCGGGTTATCATAGCTTCCTATCACTCCCATAAACTTTTTATCCGGCATTTCCTTTGCGATCTGGTAAAAGAAGTGGCCGCCCTTTCGTTCATTCAAAGAAATAAGGGTAATATATTCCCGGTCAAAAAGTTCTTTTATCGTCGCTCCGGTATCGTAAAAAGCCACGTCGCAGGGAGGATGCAACACAAATCCGGGTATTGTATAACCGATTTTTTCTTTTATCCATTCGGAATTATAGACCGCTGAAACGCCGCCGAAATTATTTACTATTGAACTGTATGGAATATCATTATGAACGAAGTGAACAAGTGGCCTCCGGGCCTCCCTTGCCATTATGATAGTAAACTGAGTGAAGTCTAAATGAGTAATTATTACATCCGCCCACCGGTAAGTATCTGCCCTTGTTCCCGGCTTTGAGCCGAAAACTTCCACGCCTTCCCATTCATAAGGAGTTGCTATGTCGAGATCGCGATGAAGGATAACACGGCAATGATGGCCTTTTGAAATAAGGTATTTAAACACATGGTGAAGCATGGCCTCACTTCCACAGTTGTGAGTGGGTAAATAAAGATGAACGGAAGCAAGTATATTCAAAGTATTATAGCGTTTTCAGGATAAATATCATCAGTATTAAATTCTGGCGGCATCTGTGAACCGAACCACCTGCGAGGGCAAACTATTTTCTTTTCGGGATGATCACCAAGTATGGCCGCCATTAAAGAAAAGGAACTGTTTGCCGTTATGAAGGACTTACATTTTTTCATCAACTTAAAGTCGTTAATATAACTACCAGTATCAACTATGTTAACCTGATCCCCAAGAAAATAAGAAAAAAAGGCTTTCGCATATAGTTTGTCATCGCTAAAAATTAAAACATCTTCGGGCCTCCCTAATTCAATTAAAGCATCCATGTAATAACTTACTCCACACCTCGGATGCTGGGCATTAGGATCATCTATATAATCACCTGCCCGGTAGTGAATCGCCACATAGTCATTCTGCTCGGGTTCATCTTTAAAAGTAAATGTTTCACGTATTAATGGAAGGCAATGTTTAAAAAACTTTTCACTCTGCATGTGTGCATCTATAGACCAGTTGCCAATCGGCAAATAAACATCTTTATATCCCCAAAAATAACCATAGTCCAAAAAGTTACTCCAATCTGCAAGAGGGGGTAAGGGCTTAACCAGGTAGTCGTTAATATTATCCGGCTTTTGTCCGAATATCTCATTGTCCTTCGTTATCCATTCAGGAAAGGCATAGGGCTGACCTGATTTTAATGCTATTCCAATGCAACCGGCAATGGTGAACATTTGATTTCCGAACCTGCCGAGGCCACCCGTTGAAAGCGATTTTGAGGTAATCATATAGTATAAAAATTACCTTCCTCAGTAAACCACTCCGAATATTTCCATTTAGCGGGATTAGCTTTCCCGGAAAATTTCAATTTCTTTTGGTCAAGCAATTTGTGAAATTCCTCATATTCTGGGGTGGTTAACAACGTATCATCATTAAGAATGGCCCAGGGCCCACTGCAAACTGTCATAAAATCCGCAATACCTCCGGCTTGTTTAATTCTTTCATATATACTCATAACCATGATTTATTAAAGTAATCCGACCAATTCCACCAACCATTTACAATAACCTCAGGAAATAATTTTAAGTGTTTATTTAAAACAAATATCATATTTCCGGTATGGCACAATAAAAAATATCCTTTCTTCATCCCCAAAGTAAGCATTGTTATATAGCTGGCTCCCTTTTCCATACTCACATGATCTTCCATTGGCGGCAGTGAACTATTGATTTCAATTACCACAATATCCGGTTGCCCGCTATATGCCTTCCATAAATAATAGTCGGCCCCATCAGTGTCCATTGAAAGTACCGAGCACTTCGGCAATCCATTTATATTATCGACAGTTATTAATTTTTTTGTTACATAGGGATCGTCTGCTTTGTCATCGAAATAATAACAGTCCCACCCCTTACCGATCAGTGGATAGATATTACTACAGTACATTCTATTCGGCGCCCCAAATTCAACCGCAATTTTCAGTTCAGGTTGAATCCGTTTAATACATTCATCAATAATGCCATTCTCGCCGAATTGACTTGTTACATTATCACTATATTTTTCTACGAATGACAGCATATTTATTTTTTTCTTGTCCAGTTCTCCCAGCAAAAAGGATAACGCCATGTCAAGTCATGGGTAACCGATAAACGTTTGGCTAATAAATCATATTCCCTTTCGCTATCTGCACCCTCAATCAAATGAAATTGCACCTGCAAATCTACGATGTTATTCATCAATCCTTTTTCGATAATATAATCCAATAGCTGATATTCGCCGCCTTCAATGTTTATCTTAACCAGCCTGATCTCTTTATTCAGGTAAGGCGCAATATCGACACATTTATAATCAACTGTTTTTTCCTCGGCAAACATTGACGTATAATAATAAGCGCCACCGAAAGATAATTTGCCGTCAAAAATCCATGCCGCTTTATTATCCAGTGCATCGAAATATTCTATCGAACACCCGTAACGTTTAACAATCTCATTGCCCCATTCCTTCAGGTAACTTCCTATATCAAATACAAAATCTTCCGGGTATAGCTCATAGGCATAGCGAAGAAGTTCCATATCTTCGTTCTGCCATTCACGCAATGAATCCTGATCAAGGCTTACGGTTTCCATTGATTTTAATTTTTAAATCCCTGACAAGGTCAGGCACCCAAACCATTTTACCAGGGATATTCATAATATCTTTTTTCCCAACCCGTATTTTTGAAAGCCAGTATTGAAACTCCTCTTTGTCAATTATGTGCCTGTAAACTTTCTGTATCTCAGCTTCAGGGTGTGCTTGTAGGTAATTAATAAGCGTATTCGGGTTTTTTCCCCATGTGATATTGCCTATCCTTATAATCGTATAAGATTGAAAAACATTAATTATGTGATTTTCCATGAGTAATTTATGATCAACATATAGACCGTCACTATAATAAATTGCCAGTGACGAAAAGTAAACGAGATGCTTATCTTTTGGCTGCTGCCTTAATAAAGATATTTCCCGATGATGAGCATTAATATCTATCTCCCGGCTATTGGAAACGCCGGAGGCAAAGAAGGTTACATCTTCTCTGTCTATTATTGCACTTGCTATATCGCCGTTACCTATTATCATCTTTGTTAGAGACTATCATCTTTTTTCATTACCATGTAGGACCTTCCGGATCCGTTATTGCACCCTTATTTCTTTTCCTATGATGCTCAAACATTGCCGTATAATGATCGTCCGGCCACCGGTGTCGCTGCGATTCATACCACAATCTATCTGCCCACCAATGAAGTTTATACCCATATTTAATTGCAAGGCATGTCAGGATAGCCTGATCATAACGGTGTTGTGCAAACTCAGGATGGTTAGGCAATTTGGATGGACTGTCATCAATGAATCCCGGCATCTGGCACCATAGTAACCATTCTTTGACAAAGTTCCTTGTGTTCTGGTTGACCTTAAAAAATATTACTGATGCTTGTACTTGCTGATACGAATCAGTTAATGGATTGAATAACATTTTAGGTGTTACTCCTTCAGGGGACAACATTTGAGCACTCTGAAATAAGAGTGGACATATTGCCTCTAATACGTCTGCCTTACACCAATGAACGTGTTGGTGTCCATTTGAAAAAAGAAAAATATCCTGATCCATTACCTCAATAATCCTGTTCACATTTTCAATAATCTTTACTCCGGCATCGCAATAAATAAGAATGTCGCCGTCCTGACAATGATCATCTCGCATTACATGATTGATAATATAGGGCTTCCATAACCAATAGCCGCAACCTCTTTTTGCTCTTAGTATTTCTTCATTATCCTGAAAAAAGTAACCTGATCCATAAATCATGTTTTCAGAATAAGCAAACACCTGTTCTATCCCATTCATTATTGCTGACTCTTTACATACTTCCCGGCTTTGTGTCATAGAACGATCTGAA